GGACTCGATCCAGCGATTGTGGGATATACCGCCGCTGTTGTAATGGCGGTTGACCGTAAAGGTCACAAGCGTTGGATATTAGACTGCGCTGCATTACTCTCGCCATCCCCCGCTCAAATCAGGGGACTCATCCAAGACTGGACTACAAAGTATCGCCCGCAAGAGTGGATGGTTGAGCGTAACGCATTTCAGGGTTATCTAACGCAAGATGAGAACCTTAGAAGTTGGCTGGCAAGTCAAGGAGTATTTCTCCGAGAGCACACTACTTCTAAGAATAAGTGGGATGCCGGCTTCGGTGTTGCAGCTATGGCTCCCTTGTTTGGCACAGTCCAAGCAGACGGTAAGCATCACCGAGATAACTTAATGCACATACCAGCAGACCGCACTGAAGCAGTGCGTATGCTGATAGATCAGTTAATCACTTGGAGTCCTACCACTAAAGGTAAGACTGACTTAGTGATGGCTCTTTGGTTCTGCGAGATCAGGGCTAGAGAGTTACTGCAACATACTATGGGCGTTAAGCATTATATGAATAACGGTTTCCTATCTAGGAACGAACAAGCAAAGAGAGTAGTCGTCAACTTAGACGAGGTACTTAACTCCCCTCAGAGGATATAAAATTGATAGATAAAATTGCCGCTAAGGTAGATCGCCTACGCACTCGTAATGCTAAACGAGACTCGCGTATGCGAGATGTCCTTCGCGTTCGTCAGGGAGATATTGGCGGAGTATTCCCCGGTTCTTTTAGCGACGACTATCCTCGTCCACTAATTGCCAACTTTATTGATGTAGCAGCGCGGGACCTAGCTGAGGCTATGGCCCCACTGCCTGCGTTTAACTGTTCTGCAACTAACATATCATCAGATGCTCAGCGCAAAGCTGCTGATGTTCGCACCCGTATTGCTAACTTCTATGTAAGTAATTCTGATCTACAGTTGCAGATGTATAAGGGTGCTGACTGGTATAACACCTTTGGTCAACTACCAGCAATTATTGAACTAGATTATCAGGATATGGCACCTCGGATTCGTCTATTGAATCCTTGGAATGTTTATCCTGAAGTAGACCGCTTCGGTCGCACTATCTCGTTATCTCAGGTTATGTCAATGCAGGCTGAAGAACTGGCTGCGTTGTATCCAGAGTTTCGCGGTGCGATTATGGCAGACGGAACTAGACCTACTACGTCACTTGATGTTATTAAATATCACGACAAAGACATAGACGTTCTATTCATTCCATCTAAGAAGAACTTAGTATTGTCGCTAGCGGCTAACCCAGTAGGTAAGTGTCTGGCTCGCGTTGCTGAGCGTCCATCTATTGATGGTGAAGCGCGTGGTCAGTTTGATGATGTGCTAGCAGTTCAACTAGCTCGCGCTCGTTTTGCTATCCTACAGATTCAGGCAGCAGAGAAGTCGGTACAAGCACCTATCTCTGTGCCACAAGATGTACAAGAAATTGCGCTAGGTCCAGATGCGATCTTGCGTTCACAAAATCCACAGGCTATTCGACGTGTTTCACTTGAATTACCTAACGGAGTATTCGCAGAGTCCGCTCAGTTAGAGCGAGAACTGCGACAAGGTGCTCGCTATCCAGAAACCAGAACCGGAGATATCTCTGCTTCTGTTATTACTGGTCGTGGTGTTCAAGCCCTACAAGCAGGCTTTGATACTCAAATCAAATCTGCTCAAGCAACTTTTGCTCGTCTATTCTCAGAGATGATTTCTCTAGCATTTGAAGTAGACGAGAAGTTATTTGGTAATGCTGAAAAGACAATTAAGGGTTCAGATGACGGTACCCCTTATATCTTAAAGTATCGCCCATCTCGCGACATTAAAGGTGATTACACCATTGATGTTCAATACGGACTAATGTCCGGTCTAGATCCAAACCGAGCCTTGATCTTTGGTCTACAGGCTCGCAGCGATAAACTCATCTCAAGAGATTTCTTACGACGTAACTTGCCATTTAATGTCAATGTTACTCAGGAAGAACAGCGTATCGACATTGAAGAAATGCGAGACGCTTTACGACAGGCAGTAGCAAGTTCTGCTATTGCTATTCCACAGATGGCTGCTCAAGGGCAAGATCCATCTAACCTTATTCGCGCTATTGCTGATGTAGTAGTAGGGCGACAAAAGGGTCAATCACTTGAGGATGTTGTGAGCAAGGCGTTTACGCCTGAGCCACAACCTGAAGTTCCTGCTGCGGGCGTGGCTCCCGGAATGGGACAGACCGCGCCTGTAGAAGGCGGTCCGGTTGCAGCCCCCGCAGCAGGTCCTATGGCGGGCGGTGCTCCAGACTTAAATTCTTTACTAGCCGCTATTGGCGCTTAACACCACAGGGGGTGAAATGAAAAAAGGTACAAACGCTCCAGCTTTCACAGCTGCTCCGCGTAAGTCTCCGGGTGGTGCTGCAAAGCCCAAAGGCGGAGATGTTCGTTTCGGTGCTGCTCCAATGGGAGTAAAAGGAAACACAAAGAAGACTAAGTAAGGATTGGTATGGCTGGACGTTATAGCAGTGATGATGGTTTCTATAAGATCTCTATGCGTCCAGCCAACCGTCTTGACTTTGTAATTATCTTTTTGAATCTACTGCACAATGTAGGTTTAAGTTTTACAACGTTAATTAGAGAGACTTTGGGTGTGTTGGTTGGCCACTACCACTACAAAGATTATGAGAATGAACAGTGGCAAATGATGACAGAAGAATTAGAACAATTAGAAGGTGAGCAATAATGGCTAAGGTATCAGGTCCGGGCAAGTTTGCTCGCCGGGTAGAGGGTACAGCCTTCGATAAGAACGCTACCCGCCAACCTATTCGCGAAATGCCTTCACAAGATTATGGCGATAGAGCCGCTATGACTGCTTTGCAGGGCTCTGCTCCAATGTCTGCTACTCCATCTATGCCAGCAGCTATGCGTCCAGTTCCGTTGTCTGCTCCAACGCAACGACCAACAGAGCCAATCACCGCTGGTGCTCCGTTCGGTGGCGGTGTAGGTCCAGAGATGTTACCTATCCCACCTGCTATGGAAGATCCAGTAGCACAAACAATTTTATCTTTAGCTGCAATCTATCCAGACCCAGATCTTCAGAGATTAGTAGATAGACTTAGGACTGAAGGACGCGCTTAATGTCAAACCAACCTATCGGCGGTGTGACAGTAACAGGTTCGCAGATTGCTAATAGTCGTTATGGTGACTCTGCTGAAGAAGTTACAAGTATATTTGATGCTAAGAAAAGGTCAGCAGATCCTTATGCTGCCAGACTCTTATCAGATTATGTAAAGTTACACCCGTTAGTATCTCCCGGTGTTGCTACCGGTCTGGCTATGGCTGGCATTTCTCCTACTTCTCAGACTGCTTATAGCGTAGTTAATGAAGATGTTAACTCTCAAGTTGAATCTGCTAAGAAAGCTGCTTCCAAAGTCCTTCAGACTGTTAAAGAAGAAGGTCAGGGAGAGAGCAAGATAGATATTCTTGCTCCAGTTACTAGAGGTTTATTCGTTGGATTATCGTTTCCATTCGAGTTCCTAGAGGCTATGGCACGTAATGTGTTCAACAAGGGTCCAGATATTAACCCTGTTATGCAGACCTCTCTAGGCCAGATAGGAAAAGAGTTAATCAATGAACGCGGACAGTTCTGGAAAGTCTCAACTGGATCAGGTTTTGTTGGAATTGACCCAACTACGGAAGTTGGTAAGGCGCTCAAAGCTGCTCAAATTGCTGCTTCTGGTACTAATGCTCAGCGTCCTTGGACGTATGGCAACGCTGCTTCTAGAGCAATCATCAACTCTGGAGTATTTGGTGAAGTAGAAGATAAGACTGCTCGAACTATTGAGGGTATTGTCTCTTTTGCTACGAATATCCTATTAGACCCAATCTCTTATGTTCCCGGTATTGGCTTTACTAAGTTAAGTCAGGCTAAGAAACTAGGCAAACTAACTGAGACACAAAAGAATTTAACTGATCTAAACAATATCCAGAAGTCAGTAGCAGCAACTGCTGCTAAGCGCTCTGGTCAGATTGGTGAACTAGAGAGCAAAGTTAATACTGCTCAGCAAACTATCCGAGAACTCATCAAGCAGGGTATTGATGACTCTGATGCGGTGCTTCGTTTAGAGAATGAGGCTACTCGCCTAGAAGGTTTATACGGACCTGAGTATATTAACTACCAGAACAAACTACGAGAGTACGTTGAACTGCGTAAAGCAGGTAAGCCTGCTGATATCTCTGGCGCTAGAGCCGCAGCAGCGGCAGTTCCTGAAGCTGATGCAGCAGCATTGGCTGCTAAGAAGCAGGAATTAGATGTAGCCCGTCAGACTCTTATGCGTTCTCGCTTTGAGCGGGAAGATCTAATTAAGAATCGCGTTCGTAACCAGAATAGAATTGATGAACTTAAAGGCAAAGATGCTAGAGGTCTACAATTCGTAGCAGGTTTGCTAGAGCGTGAAGGCCGCTACGCAGTTGACTTTGATAAAGTTCAAGATGCTATTCTAGGTGGACGCTTAGGCGAAGATCTAGCAAAGATTATTGCTGATATCAAAGATCCTGCGATTATGTGGCGCGCTTTTGGTGGCAATATCTCTGATACTACCGCTAAAGAACTAGCAGAAGCTGCAACTAGCAGCGAAGTTCTTATGATTCTAGGTAAGAATATCGGTCTTGAATTTGACGGTAAGATTGGTATAGCAACTAAAGCCAGACTTGCTAAGGCTTCCAGAGCATTAGAATTCCAGCCATCTCAGGCGTTAGATCCTAGCGCTCAGTTGCGATATGGTAGAACATTAGACCTATTGGCTACGTTAGATTCTAGATTGCCATTTACTAAGGCTTCTTCGCTAATAGATAACCCAGTTACTAGGTATATGCCTAGAGGTGTGTTAGTATCGCTAAACGATAAAGATAAGATTCTTAATGAATTTGACCGCACTATGAGTGCGCTTAAAGTAGATAATACTTTACGCACTAATTTGATTCGCGGCCTTATCCAAGCAGATAATCCAGCAGCTACCTTTGATGCAGTTATTGACGGTATCAAAGCAGCAACAGATGATATCTTAGCCAGACAAGGTGTCAGATTAACTGACGAGCAGGCTCAGGCTCTTAAAGATGCGTCTATGATATTCAAGCGAAACGGTAAGGTTAACTTTACTGCTATTACTGGTAAAGCAGAAGATACTGGAACTGATTTACTTCTAAATGGAGATGTGACTAAGTGGGATCCTATATTGGATTCTCAGTTAACTTACGCTATTCGTATGCCTGATGTTCAGGAAATGCGTAAGTATGTTACTACTATTGGTAGATTAGCTAGCAAGAATCCTACTGCTGCTCAACTAACAGATGCTACTTCTAAGTTCTTTGATAGCACATTCAAGCAATTAGTTCTAGTAGGTCGCGTATCTTACGTATTGCGTAACCTTATTGATACCCAGACCCGTCAGTTCTTGACCGGTGGCGTAACCTTGTTCAACCATCCACTGTCCTATATGGGTATGGTGCTAGGTAATCCGCAGGGTAATGCTTTTGCTAGAACACTATCTAAGTTTTCTCGCTATGACAAAGACATTCTAGGTAACGACTTCGCTCTTATTGCTAAGTCGTTCCCCGGCTTTGATCGCGAAGCA